TGCAGGGTTGAAATTTTCTAATGCATTGTTGATTGTCCAAACACCTGAACCAGCAGCAGCAGCAGCTCCTGAAGTACAGTTGACATATTTAGTGTGTAATCTTCCTTGTTCTGCCCATTTGATAAGGTCAGAATTAGAAGGCATTTCAGCTCCTACTAAACGTAGAAACGATGCAATGGTACGATTACCATATCTTTCGAACTCTTTCTCATAAGTATCAGGTAGATACTGATTTAAAAAGTCGAAGTTAGTTATGTAATTGGTTGAGAGTGCTACTTGTTCTGCACTCGGTTGTAAAGCAAACCCTGGGGTTGCTTGAACTGCTCCAGCCATAATAATTAATTTTTAAAATTTATTTTCGTTTAATACTTCTTATTTTTAAGCCTCGTCCCGAATCAGGGTTAACTGACTTAACTTGAAATCCTCCCTTATTAGTTATTTCAGGTGTCTTACGCTCAGTCATATTTATATTCTTAGTTTTGCGTATTACATCTTCCGTAGCTTCAGATTTGCCTTGTTCATAAAAGAACTGAGCAAATTTGTCAGGATTCATTGCTATTGATAAAGCTCTATGGTATCCCGCAGCATCACTAATTAAACCCTTGTCATCCAAGTACTTATTAATAAAGTTCATTGGAGTCTCTTGATTTTTCTTAATGGTCTGCGCATCACCGGGAGAGAAGGTTACTGTTTTGTCGTCAAGCACGAAATCAAAACCTTTGAAATCATCAGTAAAAACTTTATTGGATTCTTTTAAAAACCAATCTCGTTTTGCCTCACTTTCCTGTTGTTGAGTTTTAGCAGATTCTAAATATTGCCTATACTCTATAAGTTCTTCATTGTTGCTCTGAGAATCAGCAGCCGGTCTCGACTCAAGGGGCTGCTTGTATAATTCTTTTTGCTCATTAAAAAACTTCTTTGCTTTGGCAATAGTTTTCTTTTTTGCTAGTTTAGTTTTTTTAATTACAGATTCGTCATCTAGTTCTTCATCATAAGCAAAATCCTCCATTAGAGAATCTATATCTTCAGGGTCTAAACCTTCGCCTTCTGTAACTGTCAAATACTCTCTTAGCAAAGTATCAGGATTCATAGCACTAAAGTCTTTTTGTAATCTTACATAGTCTTCAATACCTCTTCCTGTTTCTTTTTTATACTTAAAGTAGGATGCAACATCTTCAGGAAGCTCTTCAGCTTCTTCTCTGGCTGCATTTAATTCATCTAATGAATTAATTTCCCTACCGTATCTTTTTCCAATATATGAAAGAACGTCTTCTTCAGATAACTCGGCTGGTTCTTGAACTGGCTCTGGTTTCTCTTCAGAAATTTCTTTTGCTTCAGTAGTAGTTTCCTCACTCTTACCTTCAGCAAAGTCCATTTTTACTTGAGGAGTTTCTTCTGCTGCTTTATCTTCCTCAATTAATTTTTCTTCATGTTTGTCAAGAAGTTCTTTTTCGACTTCTTGCATTGATTTTTCTTCTACAGATTCTACTGCTTTTACTTTTAATTCCATTTAATTTAATTTAAGTTACAAAGTTAGTTAAAATAATAACGCTCATTATCGAGGTGAAAACTCCGATAAATCAAAGCCATCAAGGCTGTCTTCATTAGACTCAAAGTTTTGAGGAGGTAAATTATTTTTACGTTGTGTAATTAATTTAGACTGCTCACTATTTTGCTGACTAATTCTATCGCTTTTGGCTTGTTCTCTTTCACCCTCTCTAAAGGCTAGGGCTTGTTCGCTTGTGTTGCGAAGTTGAATATTGTAATCAAACTCCTGCTGCATTAGCTGTGATTTAAGCTGTGCTTCTGCTTTTTGTTTTTCTATTTCAAAAGCTATTTCAGCTTGCTTAACTTTCATTTTAGATTGAGTCTCTAACTCTATCTTTTGCATAGCAACTTGAGAAGCCATTTCTTGAGACTTGAGTTGTTGTTGAGCGGTCATGGCTTGCTTTTGCATAGCCATCTTTTCATCACGCTCTTGTTTAGCAAGTCTTTTAACTTTTAATAATTGATTAGCTAGCTTCAAGTTTTTTATTTCACGAATATCAATGGCATCTTCCAGATTAATATCTTGTTTAGATAAAGCCATTTGAATGTTCTGCTCAAGCATGGCTTTTTGCTCTTCATCTGGTGAAAGCTCTATAAATACTCCAAAGTCATATATATATAATTCAGATATTTCACCTAGTATACTTACGTTGTACTTGCCAATTTTATTTATAAAGTCTTCTTTAAAATCTGAATACTCCAAAATATCAGCTACCCTGTAAGTTAAAGCCTCTGCTAACGAGCGATATATATATAGACTTCCATCTAATATATGTCTAGTTGCAGTATTTGAGTTCAATGCTGCTAGCTTTTGAACACCAACTAAAGCTTCAGGAGAAGGTGTAGAACCGTCTCTCGCTTCATTTAAGCCTGTTACACCACGAATCATGTCTAAGTAGTGGTTGTAGTTAGCTATAAGCATTTGTGTCTTAGAAGCGCCTGAATTGCTTGTGAGCTGCTGTATAGGTATTTTACCTTGATTGTACTCTCCTTCTTGAGTATAACTTCTACCGACCACACTACCTGTTTGGAAATATAATCTTAATGCATCAGATGGGTCATATGCCGCACCTGTTCCTAAGTCCACTTCATTAATACCATCTGCGTCAATATAAACTCCATCAGGTACAGTTCTAGCTATAACTTGTTGTAGTTTTAAGTGAGTCATCTGTATTAAATCAGCAAAAGGAATCATTCGTCTTACTAAAGACTCAATAACTCCTTTATACATTCTTGGTGCTACGGCAACATAATTTGGTAAAGCGTGTTGTGATGATGACTTAGGTCTAACCATATTCTTAGCAAGTTCCCACTTGAGAATAATATTAGTACCCATAACCATTACACCATCATACCATACGTCAATAGTTTTTTCTATTTTTTCAAACTTTCCGTCTTCCATCATTTCTTGTGGAGGATTAAAAGTATCATCTTTTTCTATCATCTTAGAACCACCGCCTTCAAGTATTCTTTTTTTATAAACCATCTTTTTTGTGGTCTTATAATTAAAATACATAAGCGTGCAAGTGTCCCTATAAAAAATATCATTCTCATAAAACTGAGCTACATTATAATAGTCATACCAGCTCTGGCTATATTTAGATATTTCTTCTAAATCTTCACGAGTAAGACTAGGGTCTATTTTTAATAACTCGCCTATAGGCAATGTTTTAATTTCACCCCAGTAAAAACAATCTTTAAAGTGTGGGTCTTCAGTATAGCTGTACACAACATTAGCTGGGTCTACATATGATATTTGAACTCCAGCTCCAGGTAAAAATTCATGCTTTGCTACAGACATACCTATAACTGTAGAATCATAATCTATTTGTTTGCGAATATCATTATAATGATTTTCTGAAAACATAGTATCTACCGCTTCTTCTTCTGCTATCTCTATTGCAGGTTTATAATTAAGGTTCATGTATAATGAAAGCTCTTCGTCAGAAGAAGGCAAATCATCAGGGTCCATTATAAAAGGGTCTACTCCTGTCTGCTCCTGTATAGTAGTCAAAATATCTTTAGCAGCCATCTGACCTTCTATCATATCTTGATACTTACTTCTCTTAGCTTGTGATAATGCATCTTGAGCATAAGCTTTAACCTTAAACTCTCTGTCTTGCATTCCATTGACTACAATGTCAACAAACTTTGGAAGTATAGGAACAGGTGTCCAGTCTAAATTTAGATAAGACAAGTCTCCATCAATTGCTAATTCGTTTTTGTATTTTGCTACAGACTGCTCGCCTCTAGCATATAATCGCAGCCTGTGAAAGTCTCGCCATTGATTATAATATCTACATTGGTTTCCATCTTTTTTAAACCATTCGTATTGAATAGCCTGTCCTATCTGTAAACCAAATTCGTCAGTAGCTTTTTCAGCATCTGAAACAAATTGACTTGGAAAGCCTGTAGATGCAATGTCTATTGTAACATCCTTCATCTATCTAATTAATTCACTTAAAGTTCCCTTATTTGTATACCTTGCAAAGTTAAGGTTTATTTTTGATTGTTTTTTCTCTACTTGGTACATATGCTTTTGCGTTGCCATGATTGCTAGCCCAGAACTAATACTGGCATCAAACTTAGTTCTGTTGTTTATATCAAACTTAGCCCAGTCTTCTAATGTCCTGGTAAAGAGCATATTGCCCATTTCATTTTCTTCTCTAAAAGTACCATCTAAATCTAATCCTACATTTTTTTCTATGTATGATTCTATTGCAGCTGCGTGTGATTGTTTTACATCTTCAGAACTGTTTGGAATACCCCCTAGTTCTTTTTCACTTTTAGAAAGTTTTGACTTATGTTTATCCGGTCTATTTATAGAGAAAGGTCTATATCCTCTGTTTTTAAAATGGTATAATAATCTTGGTTTGTTGTTTTCCACTAGTATAGGCATTCCATAAAACACACACGCCATAAGTACCTCTTCAAAAAATATCTCAGCAGTTTGTGGTCTAGCTACATACTGTAAAAAAAACTCATTTGCTGGAGCTTCTTCCATGCTAAAAGTTGTCATGCCGTGTAGTGCTCCATTAGAGCCGCCCCCACCAACAGTTCCTGATATGTCATAGGAATCACAACCAAACGCACCTATATGCTCGTTGCCAGGATAATGCAGTCCGTTTCTTTTTATTACTCTATTCTGTAAGTTTTTTGAAGGAAACCATCCTATTAAAAACCTGCCTCTTTTATCAGGGCTAAAAATAACTCTAGTATCTTTTACTCCATTTTCCCAATAAAACTTCCCCCTAGTTAAATGATGCTGCATAATTAAAGAATCATTATAGTCTATCTGCTGGTATATCTTAGTAAGATTAAAAAGAGATGATTTACTTTCATCTCTAAATGCGTGAGATTCCGTTCTAGGAAACTGACGATAAAATTCATTTAGAGCATCGGCATCGTGCTTCAAAGAGTCTACCTCAGCCTCCCAATAGTTTATAGCTCCGTTTGTAATCCATTCACCGTCAACACCTTTGCGTTTTTCTTTAGGAGCTCTAAGTACAGGTTGTCCATATATATCTATAAACCCTTCCATGTTCATTTCCATAGGAATAAATAAAGAATACATACCGCTCTTAGTTTGTCCGTTAGCGTTTCTTTTGCTAACATCAGAATCTTCATACAGCTTTTTAAAATTATTACCACCTTTATCTAATGCGTTAGAGGTAGAACCCATTAAACACTTACCAATAATTCTACTACCTAATCTTAAACAAGTTTTAGTAACTCTCCAGTTGTTAAGGATATTATTAGGTTTTATCCATTTACCACTCTCATCGTGAACAAGGAGTAAAAGCTTTTCACCATCATAAGAGTTATCATCTGTGTTTTTCCAGTCAATAGTGGTGTCTAATCCAGTTAATTCATTATCCACTACCTCATACATATTTTTTTTAGTAATCTTAGAGGCTGGTATTCTAAAGGCAAGCTCAGTCTTTGGTTTATCCATACCATCCTGGATAGGTTTAAAAAAGAACGGTAGTCTATTAGATATAGGCACTACTTTATCTGTAAACATTTTTTTGGAATCTGAACCTGTTTTAGATAGTATGCCAACCCTTGAGTCTTTAGCAAGTGTTCCTGTATTTACACATTCTGAAGAGCCCATAAAAGAAAATCCAGAACGTCTTATTTTTAAATAAACCATTCCAAAACTTCTTTTGTCTGCCCTGCTTGCTTCCCAAAAAATATAAAAAATTCTGTTAGCTTCTCTATAGTCTGGATACCCTACGTCTATAGTAGACCACTGCAAATACATATAATGAGCCCCTGTAATGTAAGTAGGCGTTCCATTGTTATAAAACCAATGTCCTTCTTCTCTTCTATCAAACTCTTTTTCTATATAATCAACCCATTTAGATTTAAATAGCGAAGGCATTTCATTCCATTGAAAAATAGATTGTATTTTAAAAAGTTCTTTTGATAATTCCTGACGTTCCCAATACTGTTCAGACTTTGTTTTAGAACGGCTAAAAGCTTTTTTAGGAGCTAACGGAAGACCTATCCTTAATCCTGATATTTCTACAACATCTCCTACCTTTCCATTTTTAGAAATACATATAAAATCATATTTGTCGTTATACCT